GAAACAGGGGGGGGGGGGCAATGTTACGATTGCGCTGATGAAATACGGAAAAGAGACAAACCTATATTTACAGGAGAAGGTGAAGCGATTCCAATCCCTACACCTGATGAAACAACACTCGGCAATAAAGACTGGACTATTGAGTTTATTGTTCCTGTTGCTGAGTATGTAGCAAAGGATGCACAGTTTAGCTACAACATTGGAGAACTTAGCCCAGCAGATGGTGAGTGGCACAGTGTAGCTCTGTGCCGTCAAGGCAAGACCCTTAGAACTTATGGGGACGAGTACATTGATGAAGTGCTATTTTGCTTCAGCAAGGTGTATGTTGATGACAAACTAACCGAGGCGCACTACACCCGCGCCGATCTAGTGAAAGGATGAGCAATGAATGGGTATATGGATGAGATTAGAATTACAAAAGGAGTCAAGAAGGACTTTGCCACTGTAGCCCCCAAGTGGCGCATTCATCGTCGCCTCAGCATCCTTTGGGCAGCGATCAAGAACCTTTTTACCGGAAAAGGTGTCTATTTATCCTGTACAATTTCAGCCAACATTGGGGAGGCGGGGATGTATATGGATTACTGGATTAGCACTGACGATAAGAAGGATTGGGAACATTGGGCAGTTGTCTTTAATGGTAAGAAGGCCCGTGGTTTTATCAATGGAATTGAGACATGATTATGAGCAAATTAAAAATTGCTGAAATAAGGACAAATTCTAAATCCGGAATTGTTCAAATTAAAATGAATCGTGGTCCGAATTATACACTTAAAGGTGAAGCTGCTGTTAGGTTTGAAAAATTAAGAAATGCCTACATTTGCGATAATAACAGCCATTCTATAGCAAGTCTTCTTGCTGCTCAAAATATCATTGAAGGAATCTAAAAATGCTAAAACGAATCATTGTATGAATTGTTTTCATAACCACATGAATCCGGGACATACGTTAGGATAACAATGCGAATATCAACTACAGACGGTTTTTATACAATAACGCCAATGCCTTCACAGCCTAATATTGCAATTTGCAGCGACTTTACCGTATTGCCCGATTGTAGAAGTCAAGGTCGTGGTTATAAATTAAAAGAACATCAATGCCAGCAACTTAAGTTGATGCACTTTACAATGGCGCTTTGTACAGTTCAATCGGATAATATAGGTCAAACTAAAATTTTAATAAAATCCGGTTGGGATATTATATCTTCTTTTAAAGATAACAGAACTGGACGTCTTGTAAATCTTTGGAGATTCAATTTAAACGAAGCTTAACAGTTGTTGCGATAACTTACCGGATAAATATATACTGCATTGCTTACAGGTACGAGGTAAATATGGATAATTCAGCACAAGAAAAATTTGATAGAGAGTATGTCACAAGTACAGAAATTGTGAAAGAACTTGATATTACAAGAGCTGCTCTATGCAATGCGGTAAGTCGTGGTCTTTTACCGAATCCAATTAAAATCAATGGCGGTCAGATGACAGTATTTGAACGTGATAAAGTTTTACCATACGTCGAAGCTTGGAAAACAATTCTTCAAGTAAAGAGAGCTATTACGCATGTTAGATAAGGTAGGTTTCCTTGAGAACCTACCTGAAGAACTTAAATGGGTCACGCAATGGTGCATTGCCGGGCCCGATAAGGCGCCTTATTCGGTAGGTCAAAACGGCCTTTTTAATGCAGATGTAACTAATCCAAAACAATGGTTAGATTTTGAAACTGCATTAGAAGTTGCTCAACAAGTTAATGGAGGGATTGGTTATGTATTGGCTGAAAACGATTCTTATACCTGCATAGATCTAGACGTTAAAGACAAGGATAACGAACAAGATCCAACTAAATGGACGAGTCAAGAACAATTTAACAGGTTTTGGGCAATTGTCCAAGCTTTTGACAGCTATACTGAACGCTCTCGTTCCGGCAAGGGACTTCATATTTGGGTTCGTGGCAACATTGGAAAAGGTTATCGTCGGGATGGTGTAGAAGTTTATTCAAAGCAACGTTTTATCATATGTACTGGTGACGTTGTTATAAATAAAGAAATTAGAGAGAACCAAAAGCTTTTGGAAATTCTTGTTGCAGAAATGTCTGCTCATGAATCCAATAATACCGAGTTACTTGTAGAAACAGAAGAAACTGAATCAGACGAAACTGTATGGGAGAGGGCTTCTACTGCTGCTAATAATGATAAGTTTATACCGCTAGTAGAAGGTAGGTGGCAAGATTTGGGATATCCATCCCAATCAGAAGCAGATTTGTCACTAATGTCTATGTTTTGCTTTTACAGCAAATCTAACGAACAATGTCGTCGCTTGTTTAGAAAATCTGCATTGGGGCAGCGTGACAAAGCGGTTAAAAATGATCGATATTTGAACTATACACTCAGTCGAATTCGTTCTAGACAAGCTAGGGAAGACCTTGAATTAGAAAGTTCGCAAAATCTTGGGCAAGAGCTTGTAAGACAAATGCAAGCTGAGTCAAAAGAAGTAATTGAACAACCGACGTCTGTGAAAGTTGCAACAATGGCCCCTTTACCACAAGTAGAGGGTAATGGTATTGCATGGCCTCCAGGCTTTGCAGGACAGATTGCAAGCTACATATATAAATCAGCTCCGCGACCTGTAAAAGAAGTTGCGATTGTTGCTGCAATAGGTTTGTTATCCGGAATATGTGGTAAGCCTTTTAGTATTCCTGGATCTGGTCTGAACTTATATATTATTCTTGTTGCTAGGTCTGCAATTGGAAAAGAAGCAATGCATAGTGGTATTGCCAGTCTTATGGAGTCGTTGCGTTCTAGAATACCACAAGCAATGAACTTTGTAGATTTTACTGATTTTGCATCTGGACCTGCTCTGACCAAAGCTGTTGCAAACAATCCTTGCTTTGTTAATGTTGCCGGTGAATGGGGTCGAAAGCTTCGTCGGTTGGCTAAAGAAGATAGAAACGAAGGTCCGATGCAGCAATTGCGGACAGTGATGACTAACCTTTATCAAAAATCCGGTCCAGCTTCTATTGTTGGAGGTATTACCTATTCTAATAAAGAGCAAAATATACAATCAGTTTCTGGTGTATCATATAGTATGATTGGAGAAACAACTCCAAATACATTATATGAATCACTAACAGAATCCATGATGGAAGATGGGTTCTTATCACGTTTTACAATTGTCGAATATAAAGGGGATAGACCTCCTCATAATTACAATGCACTAAAAGAACCCGATCAAGCTCTTGCAGATGGATTAGCACAACTAGCACATCATGCTCTTACTTTGTTGCATAGAAATGCAAGGCAAGAAGTTGCTCGTTCTCAAGAAGCTGGGCAAATTCTTTATAACTTTGATTTGGAATGTGATAGAAATATTAATTCTACAGAAGACGAAGGTTTTCGTCAGATGTGGAACCGAGCTGCGTTAAAGGTCACAAGAATTTCTGCTCTATTGGCAGTAGCTGATAATTTTTTACATCCAGTTATACAAACACACCATGTAACTTGGGCAATTGATATTATTCATCGTGACATTAAAATGATGAGTAAAAAAATAATAGAAGGTGATATTGGTATTGATGACAATAGTAGAGAAAAGAAAGTATTATCTATCTGCAAAGAAGTATTGACAAACGGTTTTGCGCCTATGTTCAATGTATCCAGAATTATGACAGTTGATGCAATTGTTCCAAGAAAAGTATTTACTGTCAAATTAGGTAAGCATCCTGCATTTTCTAACCACAGGTTTGGATCTAGCATGGCAATCGACCATACATTGAAGAGCTTAGTTGATGGTGGATATTTAGTAGAAGTTCCAAAAGATAAGCTTTTGACAAAATATGCATTTCATGGAAAATGTTATCAGGTGATTAACATTTCAGTCTTGCAATAGACTTGCAATTTTTTACAGTTACAGTACAATACTTCATACAAATAAGGATAGTACAAGATGAACAAAATACTTCGCTTTAAAGCTTGTGCAGACGTAGATCCTAAAAAGCTAAATTCACCAAGATATGCTACAAATGGGTCTGGTTGTTTTGATATTTTTGCAATCGAACACGGATCGATTGGTCTTACAAAACAAAGTCACATTTTTAGAACAGGATTAATTCCAGAAGTTCCTGAAGATTGGGTATTGTTACTATTTAGCAGAAGTGGTCATGGTTTTAAATATGATACTAGGCTAGCAAATTGTGTCGGTGTCATTGATTCTGACTATCGTGGTGAAATCAAAGTAAAACTAACTGCGGATTCTTGCGGTCATTTTTCAGTTTCAGAAGGTGATGCAATTGTACAAGGCTTGCTTGTACCAGCTCCAAAATTATCAATTCAACTAATACTTGACCAAAGCATTGAACTAAGTGAAACTAGCCGTGGGGCTAATGGTTTTGGAAGTACAGACCGTAGATTTTTTGGAAAAATGGAGAATTGAAATGACAGCTATCCCTGAAAATACTGTTACGCAAAAAGATCTTGAAGAGTGGTATGGGCTACAAGATCAACTTCGTCGCATTAAAGCTGCTGAAATTCTTTTGCGTGGAAAAATCTTTAAGGGGTTGTTTAAAAATCCTGTAGAAGGTACAAATACACTTCCTCTTGATGGGGGATGGGTTATTAAAGCCAAGCGGGTTATTAATCGCGATATCGACGAAGCTTCGTTGCAAGCTAATGTCATGGAAGATCCAAATACACATATGAGTCGTTTGACTGCCAACGGCATTCATCCTCAGCAACTTATTCGCTGGAAACCTGAACTTATCCTAAAAGCATATCGCCTTCTAAGCGAAGAACAAGTTAAAATTTTCGATGAGTGCTTGATTATCAAAGATGGATCACCTGCTCTGGAAATTGTTCTTCCTGCTTCTGCTAAAAAAGATCAAACGCCTGTTCCTGAGGTTTAATAATATGAAACAGTATCTTAACCTTCTTGAACGAGTTTTAAATGAGGGAACCTGGCAACAGAATAGGACAGGTATTCCAACAAAGCGTTTAACTGGAGCTATGCTTGAATTTGACCTTAAAGAAGGTTTTCCAGCAGTGACAACTAAGAAGCTTGCATTTAATGCAGTTAAAGCAGAACTTCTTGGATTTATTAGAGGTTATGATAACGCTTCACAATTTCGTGATCTAGGATGTTCTATCTGGGATCAGAATGCAAATGAAAATAAAGCATGGGTTCATAATATTGCACGTAAAGGTGAAGATGATCTAGGACGAATTTACGGGGTACAGTGGCGTAAATGGCGACCATTTGGTGAAATGGGTTATAGCTACCCTATTGATCAACTAGCTAATGCTATTAGTACGATAGATCATAATCCCGAGAGTCGCCGAATTATTGTTACAGCTTGGAACCCAGGCGAACTTTCCTTCATGGCTCTACCTCCTTGCCACATGACATTTCAGCTACTTGTAGATGTAGATGCTAACGAAGTATCTCTCTGTATGTATCAAAGAAGTTGCGATATGTTCTTGGGTATTCCGTTCAACATTGCGTCGTACGCTTTGCTGCTAGAACTTATTGCGGCTGCAACTGGTAAGAGGGCTGGAAAGCTTATTATGTTTCTAGCTGACGTTCATATTTATCAGAATCATGTTGAGCAAGTATTAGAGCAGTTGAAGCGTAGAACGCTTCCGCTTTGTCAACTTCGTATTGAAGAAGAATTTTTCTACCGTTCTAGCGACCCAATGAAAAGATTAATTTTTTGCAAACCGGAAGACATATCTTTGGATAATTACGTTTCGCACCTTCCAATTAAAGCAGAAATGGCGGTATAAAATGCCACTTATTCCAGTTGAATCATTTCCAATCCCTGCACTTAACCTTAGTAACGAAGAACTCATTAACCATATTTCTAATGAGTTTCCAAACCTTTCAGGTTCTCTGCTAATGTTGTTTAATCGGTTCCGCGGTAATAAAAGTGGCGTAGATTACATCGGCGACAATAATTGCATGTGTCCTTGCCACCGTGATGGTAATGAGGATAATGTGGTCATTTCTAATTGCCCCAAGTGTGGAACTAAATTGGAGATTTCATTTTGAATTTAATTTCCAGAAAAGATGCAATACTGAAAGGTCTTGCTAGATACTTTACTGGAAAAGCTTGCTGGCAAGGTCATATATCCGAACGACTTGTAAGTAATAGAGGTTGCTTGCAATGTCATGCGTTAAAAGAAGAACTGTGGCGATTTCGTAATCCGAAAGAAGCAAAAGCAAGAGATAAAAAGTCAAGAGACTTAAATGATTTTAATTCTAGGCATTTGAAAGAAAACCATACACCTGAAAAATGGAAGCTTAAACTTACATATCAAAAAATTAAAGCGCATGAGCGCCGAAAATATAGCTATGGTTCTTTATCAAAAGATATTTGGAAAAAACTTTTTGATTTACAAAATGGTATTTGTAACGGATGCAACAAAAATCTTGAATCAGACGCGCATATTGATCATATTTATCCATTGTCACGCGGCAGTGAAAATATAGATAGTAACGTTCAGCTTTTGTGTCCGTATTGTAATTTATCTAAAGGGTCTAAAACAATGAACGAATGGAAGGGTATTTAATATGCGTCCAATGCTTGCAGAGGATTATGTTGAAGATAAACTTGCATTTCCACTCGGAGCACAACCAAAAATTGACGGTGTTCGTGGTTTGAATATGTTAGGGAAATTGACTGGTCGTAGTCTTAAAACGCATAAGAATAAATACACCACATCATTTTATAGCCATTCTAGTCTTATTGGTTTAGATGGGGAACTTGCTGCTAATTCAGAAACGCATCCAGATTTATGTCGTCTTACTTCAAGTGCTCTTGGGACTATTGAAGGTGAGCCTTATACTCTTTGGTGGCTATTTGATTATATTACGCCTCAAACAATTTCATTAGGGTATCAAGATCGTTATAACTGTCTTATTGAAAAAATTAGAGAGCTTTACCACACTAATAATCTAGCTTGGCAACACCTCCGTCTTATTCCAATGGTTATCTGTAATTCGCTTGAAGAATTGCTGGAGCAAGACGATAAGTGGCTTGAGATGGGTTATGAGGGTACTTGTATTCGAAAACTAGATGGATTACATAAACAAGGACGTTCTACTGTTCGTGAAATGGGCTTACTTCGCATTAAACGATTTGTAGAATCGGAAGCTTTGGTGATGTCAGTTGAAGAAGGTGAAACAAACCTTAATGAAGCTCAAATTAATGAACTTGGTAAAACGTTCCGTAGCTCACATAAAGAAAACAAAATTCCTGATGGAATGGTTGGTTCTCTTATTTGTAAAGCACTTCAGGATGTCAAAGATGCTCATAGCGGACGTTTGTTAATTGAAGAAGGTCAAGAAATTAAAGTTTCGCCAGGTAACATGGATCACAATAATCGTAAGCGATATTTTAATAATCAAGGAGAAATTATTGGTAAAGTGATTAAATACAAATTTTTCCCAAAAGGCATCAAAGATAAACCACGCTTTCCTACATTCCAGACGTTTAGAATCGAAAGCGATCTTTAACGTATTGTGTTATAATAGCTCTACGGTAAAGAGACCTCTACCGAGTCTTAATTGTAAGTGAGGTTTTAATATGAAAGGTTAGTTATGAGTTACCTCGATCAAGTGCATGTCGGACGCAAACCTCAAGGAATCCGTATTGCATTATGCGCTCAAGAAAAAATGGGCAAGACAACTCTTGCATGTGGAGCGCCCGGAGCGTTACTCGTTCCTTTGGAAGTTGGTTATGAAAGTGTCACTGGAGCTAAAACACCAATGATTCAAAGTTGGGATGAATTACAGGCGTTGCAATCCGAAATTTTTACGTCTGCTCAACATGCAAAATTTGGATACAAAACTATTATTTACGATAGTGCTACAGCTCTTGAACGAATGATCCACGACAAAACTCTTTCTCGTGATGCTTCTTATGGAAAGGGTAATGCAAAAGCTGTTACAATGGAAAGTGCTTTGGGGGGATATGGCAAGGCATACACTTATGCCAATGAATTATTCGACATTTTTCTAAAACAATGCGATCAATTGGCTGTACATGGAAATATTAACATTGTATTGACATGTCACGCTTTCTCTGCAAAGTTAGTTGATCCGCAATCTGGGGAATACGATTCTTGGGATATTTTGTTACATTCGCCCAAAAATAATAAGACATACGGAAAAAGGGAGATGCTAACACAATGGGTTGATCTTCTAGGTTTCCTTTATGAACCAATGTATATCTCTAAAGGGGAAGACAAAGTTTCAAAAGGGGTGTCCTCCAATAAAGGACGTGTCCTTGGTCTATCTAGAACTCCTTCGTATGTAGCAGGAAACCGCTATGGTATAATTGGCGAAATACCAATACCGCAGCAAGATGGTTGGAATCATATGGCGAATGCAATCTATAATTCGTCCGGTGTTGATGTTTTTAAGAGGTAAGTGACCCCTCATTTAAAGGTCGCAGTCTTCCTAGCTAGGAGAAATGCATGTCCGCAATTCTTAATTTTGACGCAACAAACATCGCCCCTGATACGGGATCCCAAGATGCATTGCCTGCCGGTTGGTACGATGTAATGATGGAAGCTTCAGAAATGAAGCCTACAAAAGACGGTACTGGTGCTTATCTGGAAACAAAGTTCAACGTTATTGCTCCACCTGATCACGCTGGTAAAAAGGTGTATGCGCGTCTGAATCTGCGTAACCAAAATGCTACAGCTCAGGAAATTGCATACAAGCAATTGTCGGCAATTTGTCATGCTGTTGGCGTTTTGCAAGTTGCAGATAGTGCTCAACTTCATAACCTTCCGCTAAAGGTGAAACTTAAGCTTCGCAAGGCGGACGGTGAATATGAAGCTAATAACGAAATTACAGCTTTCAAAAACATCAACGAAAAAGTTGCGTTGGCTAATGTTGGTGGATTCCCGCCTGCTGCTGGTGGATTTGCAGCACCTCCAGCTTTTTCTGTTCCGACTCAGCCCGTTGCTCCTCCCATGTATGCTCCGCAAGCACCGCAGCAAGCACCGCAGCAAGCTTGGCAGCAGCCGCAAGCACCGCAACCTTGGCAAGCACCGCAACAAGCTTCGGCGCCAGCGCAACAGATGGCGGCACCTCCTATTCAACAAGCTCAAGCGCCCCAATATGCTCCACCGGCTCCTCCTGCTTGGAATCCGGCTGCACAACCAGTTCAACAGGCGCCACAACAACCTGTGGCTAATCCTGCTGTTCCGGCTGCTCAAGGTGCTACTCCTCCGTGGATGGTTCAACCTCCGCAGTCTTAACTGGAAAGCTATGGGAAAAGGATGTCCTCGGGCATCCTTTTTTTTTAAATCGGGAGCATGTATGCTTAGTTATAATCAGCTCATGAAATTATATGAGAATGGTGTTTTATACAATCTCAAAAGTTTTGATCAAGTACAAGGTTCTTCTATTGACGTAAGGCTTGGTCGTCTTGTGATGGTTGAAAAGCCTGGTGATCACAAAATTGTTCTACATAATCGCGATGCTATGAAAATGGAATCGTTGGATATTACTGATAATGGTTTTGATCTAGCTCCAGGTGAATTTATTCTTGCACATACTGAAGAAATGTTCAACATGCCTGATGATCTTAGCGCAACGTTTCATTTAAAATCTACATCTGCACGTTCTGCACTAGGACATCTACTTGCTGTACATATTGATCCAGGATTTTATGGTTCATCGCTTACATTAGAAATTCATAATGTGAGTCGTTTCCATACAGTTGAACTTAATCGATATGATTTTATCGGTCAAATTATGTTTTGGCAACACGAAGAAGTTCCAGCCCATGCTTCTTATAGAAGTCGTGGCCACTACAATAACGACACTGTGGTTAGCGGAGTAAAAAAATGATTTACTTAGCAACAAAGACACTAAAAGCAATCAACGAAGCTCTTGAGAAAGATCAAGGTGCTAAGTTTCGCGAATGTTTAGGTAAAGTCATTAACCACATTGGTGATGCTTACAATCCAGAGGAACAAACGTTTCGGAGTCACTTGGGTGCATCAATGGTTGGTCGGGAATGTGCTCGTGAAATCTGGTATGGTTGGAGATGGGCAGTCAAGCCTAAGTTTGAAGGTCGTATGCTTCGTTTATTTAATAGGGGTCATCTAGAAGAAGCACGTTTCATTGCTTTATTTCTAATGATTGGTTGTGAAGTTTATCAGCAAGACGAAAATGGTAAGCAATATCGAATTACTCATGCAGAAGGTCACTTTGGGGGATCTGGAGATGGTATTGTTATAGGTATTCCTGATTTAAGTGAGGGAACTGCTGCACTTGCTGAGTTTAAAACACACAACAATAAGTCATTTACAAAGTTAAAAGAGGTTGGAGTTAAAGAAGCAAAACCTGAACATTATGTCCAAATGAACACTTACATGGGCAAGATGGGTCTTGGTTGTGCTATCTATGGGGCTGTTAATAAAGATAATGACGATTTGCACCTAGAACTTATTGCTTATGACTCTGCTATATGTGATGAATTTTTAGATAGAGGGGAACGTATTATTTGGATGCAAAGTCCTCCACCTAAAATTGGCTCAAGTATTGGCTTTTGGAAGTGCCGTATGTGTAATAATAAGGGTGTATGCCAAATGGGCGAAGCACCTGCTATAAACTGTAGAACTTGTGAATATAGCAAACCTATTTCAAAAGCTGAATGGCATTGTTCAAATGAAGTATGCCCGGGCGTTATTCCAAAAGAACTAATGCTTACTGGTTGTTCTCATTACGAAAGAAAGAAAGAGTTTTAATGATACAAGCTCGTAGTTATCAAGAGGAGGCAGTTCGTAGCGTTTATAATTATTTTGCAACGAACTACGGCAACCCTTTGATTGCGATGCCAACAGGTACAGGGAAATCCATTGTAATTGCGATGTTTCTAGAAAGTGTTTTTAAACAGTACCCGAACCAAAAGATTCTTTGCATAACTCACGTTAAAGAACTCATTGAACAAAACTATTCCAAGTTATTAGCAGTATGGCCTAATGCACCTGCTGGAATTTATAGTGCAGGCCTTAAGCGAAGGGATACTGTTAATAAGATCATCTTTGGTGGTATTGCATCAATGGCCAAAAGATGGGTTGAATTTGGTCTTGTTAATCTTATTATTATTGATGAAGCACACTTAGTAAGTCCAAATGAAGAAACACTATACCGCTCACTTATCAATGCTTTAAAGACTGTTAATCCACATTTAAAGGTTATTGGTCTTACAGCAACACCGTGGCGTCTTGGTCAAGGTCTTCTTACAGAGGATGGTATTTTTACAGATACATGCTTTGATATTACAGGCATTAGTGCATTCAATAGACTTATTGCAGAAGGATATCTTTCTCCCGTTGTTCCAAAGAAAACAGCAACAATGCTAGATATAGATGGAGTCCATACAAGAGCTGGAGACTTCATACAAGTAGAACTTCAAAATGCTGTAGATAAAAGTGAAGTGAGTTATTCTGCAATTAAAGAAGCAATGGAGTCTGGATATGATAGAAAACACTGGCTTGTTTTTTGTTCAGGTGTAGAACATGCAATCCATGTAAGTGATATGTTGAATGCTTGTGGAGTAAGTAGCTTACCTATCCATAGTAAGTTATCAAACGAAGAACGAAAAGATGCTCTTTATAAATTTAAGACTGGTCAGGTACGAGCTCTCACAAACAACAATGTCTTGACCACAGGTTTTGATATGCCTGCACTTGATCTTATTCTAATGCTTAGACCTACGCAATCGCCTGTTCTTTGGGTTCAAATGTTAGGTAGAGGAACACGTCCTTTTGAATGTGCAGACTACAAAAAAGAAAACTGCTTAGTCCTAGATTTTGCTGACAACACAAGACGGCTTGGTCCCATCAACGACCCTGTAATACCGAAAAAGAAAGGTAGTAAGACTGGAGAAGCTCCAATCAAGCTATGTGAATGTTGTGGCACATATAACCATGCAAGTGCCCGTTATTGTGGAGGAGAACCATTTCCAACTATACAAGGATGCGGCCACCAATTTCCAATCATAACAAAACTAAAACAAGTAGCAAGTACAGAAGAACTTATCAAGGGGGATGCCCCCATTGTCGAAGTATATAAAGTTGATACAATTACAGTAAGTGTCCATACAAAGCATGACAAACCACCGGCAATGAAGGTGCAGTATTATTGTGGATTAAAGTGTTTCACAGATTATGTTTGTTTAGAACATGAAGGATTTGCTGCACGTAAGGCACGACAATGGTGGAGGGATCGTCTTGTAGACAAAACAGTTCCATTGCCTGTAACAACAGAACAAGCAATTGAATCGGTTAATACAATTTTACAAGCAACACATCTTCGGGTTTGGGTAAACAAAAAATATCCAGAAATACTAGCGTATTGCTATGATAATAGTGCCTTTGGTACAATAGAATCATCGGTAGAAGGTTTAGGACCTATGGTAAGTATATCTACATTTATACAAAGTCCAAGACAAATTCCAGATTATAGTGATTTAGAAGACGATATTCCATTCTGAGGTTGAAATGTATATAAGTCTAAATATGAAAGATATGCGTGTAATGCATAAACATCCATCGATTAATGTAATATCTAATTTGGTATATTTAGAAGCGCCTAAAGAACGGTGTAACATATCTAGTTTAGATATGTGTCTGTATAAGCTTACAGATCTTGAACTGAAATTATTGTATAAAAATACAATCGGTGACGATAAATATCCAAATGAGCTTGCAAAAATATTACTTGGATATATTGCAGCCTATGTTCCTGTTACAGATGTAATTCCAGAGGAATTGGCAAAATTTGCAGCAACAGTTGGTCCAAATGATAAAAAAACATATAAGTACATCAAAGGTCAGTTTACATCTTTTGTTTCACCTACAGTTTTGGATCATCCTGTAAGTACGCCGCGAAATTATCCAGAACCACCTCCGGCATTTTTTCCAAAGAAACCTAGCATACTAGACGATCTCAACGATGACGATCCAATACCAACTGAAGCAGATATTACAATATTTGAATCGCAAGGGAAGAATTTAACGAAGCCACAAAGGACACCACGTGATCCATTTACAGGACCTTCTTCACGACCAAAAGAAGGATCTACTACAGGCAAAGTCTGGGATATTGCAGATGAATTATTTGTAACAATAAAAGATGATAAACAGTTGCGTAAAGCTGTCATTGAGCGTTGTACTAAAGAAGGTATCAATAGTTCTACTACTTCTGTGCAATTTGGCAAATGGAAAAGTGCAAGATAAATTAGTAGTTTACTATCTAAAAGATTATTTGCCATATCGGAAGTTTTTTAGTATTATGTGCTTGCTGTAACAAATAACTCAACCCGAAATTTAGGAGAAATACCATGACTGAAAAGACTCAAGAACAAATTGCTGCGGAACAAGCCGCTGCTGAACAAGCCTCCGCTGCTGCTGTTGCCAAGGAAGCTGAAAAGGCTGCTAAGGAGGCTGCTAAAGCCCAAAAGGCTGCGGAAGCTAAAGCAAAGAAAGAAGCTGAAGCTGCTGATCGCAAGATCAAAAAAGAAGCTGAAGCTGCGGAACGCGAAGCCAAGAAGTTTGCTGATAAAGCTGCAAAAGAAGCTGCTAAGGCTGAAAAGGTTGCTGCTAAAGAAGCCAACAAGATGCCTGAACAAAATGGTGTCCGTCGGCCGAAGCCTGAAACAGAAACTGGTAAGGTCTGGGGCCTCGCTGATGCTATTTCAGCTGTACTTGGTCAGCCGACTCCGATTGCAAACCTGTTGAAGGAAGGTCAAACTCAGGGCTTGAACGATTCTACCATTCGGACGCAATATGCACGTTGGCGCGCCTTCCACGGAATCACTGGTCGTATTTCGCTTCCGGTGGCTGCTGAAGCTGCTCCTGCTCCCACTCCTGCTGCGGAATAATACATCTTGCAGTATAATTAAGGGTCAGCCACAAGCTGGCCCTTTTTTAATGTGTGACACACCTTATAGGTAATCGAAACGTGAATACCCAACCGATTGAAAAAGCATCTAATCGAAGTGATGGAATGCTAGAAGTACATAGCATCTTTCATACAATTCAAGGTGAAGGACCTTTTAGCGGAACTCCTGCTGTTTTTATTAGGCTTGCGGGTTGCAATCTTGACTGTCCCCAATGTGATACGGATTACACATCCGAACGGGATTTACTTACACCTCAGCAAATTGCAGAAATTGTTGTTGGATTTGGTGTAACTAATCTTATTGTGATTACAGGAGGAGAACCTTTCAGGCAGAAGATTGGAAACTTAGTTAATAGACTTCTGCTCCTTAATTTTATTGTACAAATTGAGACTAATGGCACACTCCCTCCTTCATCTGATGTAGTTTGGTCACAAAATACATGGCTCCGAAAAGGTGCTTATATTGTTTGTAGTCCGAAATCAGGTAAAATCAATAAACTATTAGATGAAGCTGCTTGTTGCTTTAAATATGTAGTCAATGCAGACTCAATCCACCATGATGGATTGCCAAACCATGTTCTTGGTCATGGAGCAAGTCCTCGAGTTGCACGTCCGACCGAAGCTAGTTCGACAAAGACAATTTATCTGCAACCTGCAGATGTAAAGGACGAAATGTACAATCAAGAAAACACAAAAGCTGCTATTCGTTCATGTATGAAGAATGGTTATGTTTTACAATTGCAAATTCACAAAATTTTAGGAATGGAATAGAAATGAAAAAAGCTCTAGTTGTTTTTTCAGGCGGTCAAGATTCTACAACTGCATTATTTTGGGCAATTCAACTTTTTGATGAAGTTCGTGCTATAACTTTTGATTACGGTCAAAGACATTCTCTTGAAATTGAAGCTGCCCGTAAAATTGCAATGGATGCAATGCAAAAGAAACTCATTGCTTCGTGGGAAGTAATTAAGGTTCCAGATTGTCTTCACTCAATAAGTCCTCTTACATCGGACTCTCCTTTGGAAAAGTACGAAAATGCAGAGCAGATGGCTGAAGTAATTGGTGATCGTGTTGAGCTTACTTTTGTTCCAATGCGTAACTTCCTATTTCTCACAATCGCAATGAATCGTGCTGTGGAAATTGGTAGCAATTTTATCGTGACTGGTATTTGTCAAGAAGATAATGCAAACTATCCCGATACAACTGAAGCGTTTCGTCGAAAATTCGAAGATGCTGCAAACGAAGCTCTTGGAACAAACGAGTATGGAAACCAATATCAAATTTTAGCCCCGCTTATGAATTATTCTAAAGCGCAGACTGTAAAATTAGCCTATAACACTCCAGGCGCATGGGAAGCTCTTTCATATAGTCACACAAGTTATGATGGTAAATACCCTCCGACGGATATGAACCATGCTAACGTTCTCCGGGCGCAAGGATTTAAAGAAGCAGGACTTCCTGATCCGCTTGTTATTCGTGCATGGATGGAAAACCTAATGGAATTGCCCGAAACTAGCAATTATGATAGTCATCGTCTTGGAGAAAATAATGCACACAGCTGAACGCTACCACGATATATCTTGTGGTCATCGTGTAACCGGGCATGAGTCTAAGTGCCGTCATCTCCATGGACACAATTATAGAATTCACTTTGTGTGTATTGCAAAAAGCGAGTTATTGCCTTTAGATGACATTGGTCGGGTTATTGACTTCTCTGTGATTAAAGAACGTCTTTGCATGTGGATTGAAAATAATTGGGATCACAAATTTCTTGCTTGGGAACGTGACCCTGTGCTCCAAATGCTCTATTATGCTTGTACAGAAGAAGGGCAGGATAGTGATCGTCTAGATGAATTTAACATTCTTCGTGAATCTATTGTTTGGACACCATTTAACCCTACTGCCGAGAATATGGCTCAATACCTTGTAGATGTTATTGGACCAAATCAACTAACGGGAACTGGTGTAAAACTTGTTAGTTGTCGTGTTGACGAAACTATGAAATGTTCTGCAACTTATTCGATTGGTCTATAAAATGAATAAAACTCACCTTACTCATACGGATATTCAAATTCTTTCACAAAGTGTAAGAGAGGCAATTTTGTCTGCTGATCTCTTTGGTAAAAAGTGTTATCCAATTCCACGAGGCGGTATTGCTGCTGCATATTCTATCAGGGATGAAACCTATTGTCCTTTTATTATTGTGGATAATCCAGAAGACGCAGATTTTTTCATTGACGATATTATTGATTCCGGTAATACGATGCGTCAATATTGTGATGATAATCCTGGTAAACTTTTTTTTGCACTCATTGATAAACTTAATGGTGAATATGCAAACGAATGGATTGTATTTCCTTGGGAAGTATGTCGGGATAGTGAAGATAACTCTGCTACAGATATTGTTACAAGACTTTTGCAATATATTGGAGAAAATCCAGAAAGAGGTGGTTTGTTAGATACTCCGCATCGTGTAATTAAAGCTTGGTCACATTGGTGCAGCGGTTACGGAAAAGATCCTAGACACATTCTTAAAGTTTTTGAAGATGGTGGTGAAACTTATGACGAGATGGTTCTTGTTAAGGACATTCCAATTTATTCGCACTGTGAACACCATCTAGCAGCTATTATTGGGACATGCTCAATTGCATACATTCCAAATGGAAAAATTGTTGGTTTGAGTAAGCTATCGCGTCTAGCAGATATGTTTGCTCGGAGACTACAGGTTCAAGAACGACTTACGGTGCAGATTGCAGATGCATTACATGAACATCTCAATCCAAAGGGTGTTGGTGTTATCATTAAAGCTCGCCACCTTTGTATGGAATCGCGAGGAGTTTGTCAGCAAGGGCATCATACTGTGACCACAGCTTTGCGAGGAGTTATTCGCAACGATAGTGATGCACGTTCTGAGTTTCTGAACCAAGTAAAAGATTAAACTACAATAATCTTTTAAGTGGTTTGGCACTAAGTACAGGGAGTTGCGGCTCCCTGTATTAACTGGTGTAATGCCTAGCTCGGCACATAGTAAAACGAAGCTATTAATAGTAAGGAGTACCATTAAATGACCCCTGCACAACTTGCTCGCAGCGGTAGCGAATCTGCTCATCAAATAGCATTATTTGCATGGGCATCTGTTGCACATATTCACGGTTTTGCTTTAGCGAAATTATGGTGTGATGGTGAAAATGTGTCAATTGAACCAAATAAACCCCCTGCTATTCCCGAACTTAAATGGATACACCACATTCCAAATGGAGGTAGTCGAGGTAACGATGTTAGATCGCAACAAATCAGAGGTGCAAAGCTTAAAGCGGAAGGTGTCCGTCCTGGTGTTAGTGATGTTTCTTTACCTGTTCGTCGCGGGCTATGCTGTGGTTTGTATATTGAAATGAAGAAACCTACGGAAAAGCCTAAGCGAGTAGGTTCTCGTGGTGGTGTATCAGATGAACAAAAGGAATTTGGTGAATTTGTTCAATCACAGGGATATGGTTTTATTGTGTGTTATTCATGGGAAGAAGCCCGTGATGTAATTATTGCGTACCTATCACAGGATGTGTAAAATGAATCCTACTATATGCACAGTAAATGGATCTTACTTTAACTTTGTAGATGTAAAACCTAATCTAATATCTATTGACACAATTGCAAGAGGTTTGTCAAATCTTTGTCGCTTTAATGGACAAATTGAAAAGTTTTATTCAGTTGCACAACATTCTGTTATTTGTAGTCAAATTGTTTCAGAAGAATTTGCAATGCAGGCATTATTTCACGATGCTGCGGAAGCATATATTGGTGATATAACAAAACCGTTGAAAGCTTTATTACCTGATTATCAAGAAGTTGAAAAACGTGTTGAAACAGATATTTTTGAAAAATTAGCTATTGAGTGGCCAATACATCCTTCTGTAAAATATGCAGACCTAGTGATGCTTGCTACAGAACGACGGGATTTATTTAATCCTGATGGGTATGAATGGACAATTTTAAAAGATATAGTGCCTGCAGAACTGACTATTTTTCCACTACTTCCAGATCAAGCTTATAAACTATTTATGGACAGGTATTCGGAATTAAAAAGAGTTAGTCTTCCATGAATTTATTTCTTGCTGCTGTATACACGAACGCCTACAAGCCCGGGCAGAACCGTTATATAAAACTAAACGAACATGAACAAAACATTGTCCAGAACTTACCACATATTCTTGAATCGTACCACTATATTAATTCTAATAAGATCGTTGAGCAAATGCGAGCAGATGGTGCAAAGGTATTTCTTGACTCAGGAGCCTTCTCCGCTCATACGTTGGGTGTCACAATTCCAATAGAAGAATATTGCGAATACATAAAACGCAATATGGATATTTTGCGAATCGAAGATGGTGTGGTTATGGCATCCGTTCTTGACGGTATCGGAGATCCCCTACAGACTTGGAGAAATCAATTAGTAATGGAAGCTTACGGAGCGAAGCCGCTACCATGCTTCCACTTTGGCGAAGATTCTAGATATTTGGATTGGTACACAGAGCGTTATGATTATATCACTATTGGTGGTATGGTTGGCAAATCTACAGATAGCTTAATTAAATGGCTAGATCGTATTTGGGAAAAGAATCTTGTTGACGGTTCTGGTAATGCTAAAATCAAAGTTCACGCTTTTGGTATTACTTCTGTAACAATCATGGAACGCTATCCTTGGTACAGTTGCGACTCATCTTCGTGGATTCAGTCTGCTGCTTTTGGTTCAATAGTTTCGCCAGATTACGGACCACTTTCCGTTTCAACTAAATCACCAAGTAGGCATGACTTTGGACGACATGTCACAACATTAAGCGACCCTGAAAAAGATCATGTGCTTAAAATGTTAGAAGATCAAGGATTTACACTAGAACGCCTATCTACAGTTTATGAGTCAAGGGCAGCATATAACTTGTGGTCATACGGTATAATTAATGCTATGGTAAATGCTGGTAAAGAAAAAAATAGATTTATAATGGCACAGGAACTATTTTAATGACAACACTATATGAAATCCTCGGTGTCGAAGAAGATGCAGACGATATTGATATTAAAAGGGCATATCGTAAAAAAGCACAAGAAAACCATCCAGATAAGGGTGGAGATACAGAAATGTTTCAAGCTATTAGTAAAGCCTATGATGTTTTATCGGATGCGCTTAAGCGACAGCATTACGATGAAACTGGCCAGACTAACATGAGAAATGTAGAAGGGGACGTTATAGAAGGACTTATTTCAATTGCGTTACAGGTCATGCAAAATGCAGATGTAAGACATACGAATATTGTTCAGACTATAGAACAGTTGGTTCGCGGCCAACAGTCCAGGTACAACGATACAATATTAAGACTTAAAAACTCAGAAGATGTTTTTCGGGAAGCTGCAAAAAGAACAAGTGTTAAAAATAACTCCGAAAACATTTTATCTAATGCGTTTAATAGCCAGGCGGATGGTTTAAAAGGTCAAGCTGACCGTCTTCAGGCAATGTTAATTGTTGGAAATAAAATCCTAGAAATTTTAAAAGACTATGAATACCGAGTAGATCCTAGAACAAGTCCGACATATTACTCACATACAAGTTCTTCTACAACAGGAATTCATTTTTAAAGGGAATGCAATGCTTAAAGAACTTAAGTTCGTTCAAGGAGCTGTAAGTAAAAAGGATTTCATTCCTGCACTTACACATTTCCGGATTGAAAATAAGACGGTTCGAAGTTATAACGGTATGCTGGCACTTTGTAGCCCAATTGCATTTGATTTAGATTGCTCACCAAAAGCAGAACCACTTGTCAAAGCTATTGCAAACTGCGATGAAACTATCACACTTACACTAACGCCAACAGGAAGACTTTCTGTTAAATCTGGTTCGTTTAAAGCTCTTATTGATTGTGTTCAAGAAGAAACGCCGCATGTTACACCAGAAGGCGAAATTATTAACTTTGATGGTGAACAACTCTTAAAAGCATTTGAAACGATTTATCCATTTATAGGCAGTGACGCTTCTAGACCTTGGGCAAACGGTGTCCTTCTTAAAGATCAATCTGCATTTGCAACAAACAATGTCACACTGGTTGAATATTGGATTGGTGCTACCTTTCCAAAAGAATGTAACGTTCCAAAGGCTTGCATTAAAGAAATGCTTCGTATTGGAGAAGCCCCTTTATATGCACAGATGGACAATAATAGTATAACTTTTCATTATGGTGATGATTGTTGGGTTCGAACACAATTATTCAGTACAGAATGGCCAGACCTTTCTAAAGTTCTGAACGCAGAATCTATACAAGTTCCAATTAATGTAGATATGTTTAATGGTCTTGAAAAACTAAAATCATTTGTAGATAAACAAGGTCATATCTTCTTCCGCGATAACATAATTGCAACTTCAAACGACGAACATGAAGGAGCTGATTACATTCTAGAAAATCATAACTTTACAGGTATATACAATATTGAAATGCTAATGCTACTAAAAGATGTGGTCAAAACAATTGCATGGGATATGTACCCAAGACCTTGTCCGTTTATAGGTGAAAGACTTAGAGGTGCTATTATTGGAATGAGAATGTAATGACAATGCTGGTGTTGTCATTTGACGAATTTAAACAGTTAGGTAAAGAATTTCATGAAGCTGCTCCAACGCTTAATAAAGATGAACTAGATAATACTTGGAGTGTCTTTATCTTGCTTATTTGGAAATGAATGAACCAATGTGGCAAATTTCTTCTTGTATTCTTCTAGATATGGAAGCTAGAGTTTATTGGAGACGTATAATGGAGTTGTCATGCTATGAACAATAAACTTAAAAAGAGTAGAATTTTAATTTGCGGTGGAAGAAAATATAATGACAACAATAAATTTATTGAAGTAATGAATAAACTTCTTCCTTGGTTTAATAAAGATTTTTGTATTATTCAAGGCGGAGCTAATGGGGCAGATAAATTAGCAATGGTCTGGGCATTTTTTCAAGGTTGCCCGATGATTGAAATGCGAGCTAATTGGGATTATTACGAAACAACTGCGGGAACTATTCGGAACACATGGATGATTAAGTATGCAACTCCAGATCTTATTGTTGCATTTCCTGGTGGAACTGGAACAGCTAATATGATTAAACAGGCTCGGGTTGCTGGTATTGATATATTTGAGGTAAAGTAATGTCAAGAGCTGATATTTGTGGTTTGTTCTGGGACGATAGACCTCCACCAAAACCACCTAAAAAAGAAAAAGAAAAACGTCAACCACCTGAACGAACATGGGAAACTGATAGCTATCTTCCTAATCTAGAAGAAGCATTAAACTTTAACGTACAGCTTTTATCAGATAACGATTTGTATGAATGCATGTTACGGCAAGAACGTTTTGTTTTTGACGTAGAGTGTTATTGGAACTATTATCTTGCTGCATTTGCATCTATTAACAGCAAAAAAGTTTGGTTTGCTGAATTCCAAAAAGATGAAACGCTTGATACTGAAAGACTTAGGTGGGTTATTGATAATATTCTTACTATTGGATTTAATAGTCTTTCCTATGACCTACCAATCACAGCATTAGCTTTAGCTGGTAAAACAACAGAACAACTTAAGCAAGCGACCAATGATATTATTATTAATCAAATACAACCTGCTTTTCTTTTGAAGCAACATAAGGTTAAAAAGCTTCACCCTAACCACATTGATTTAATTGAAGTTGCTCCGCTTCAAGGTAGCCTTAAAATTTACGGAGGTCGCATTGGTTGCCAGCGTATGCAAGATCTTCCGTTTAATTCCGAACTTGTTTTAAATGCTAATCAAATTGCAATCACAAGATGGTATTGCTTAAATGACTTGGCAAATACTGCAGGTTTGTATCAAGCTTTAGATGAACAAGTTAAATTGCGGGAGACTTTATCAGAGGATTACAATCTTGATTTACGTAGTAAATCTGACGCACAAATTGCAGAAGCTGTTATTGCTTCAGAAATTACTTCGTTGAATAATGGTGTTCGCCCACAAAGACCTGAAATTCCTATTGGAACATGGTATCGTTATAATGTTCCATATTTTATGAAGTTTTATAGTCTTATAATGCAATGGACTTTAGATCTTGTAAGAAACGCTATTTTTATTGTAGATGAAACTGGTTCTGTTGGTATGCCAAGAGAACTTGCAGATTTAGAAATTAAAATAGCAGATGGTGTATATCGGATGGGGATTGGTGGTCTGCACAGTTCAGAAAAAAGTGTATGTCATATTGCTAATGAAAATGAAATATTAGAAGATAGCGATGTTGTATCATATTATCCGTTTATTATTTTGAATCAAGGCTTATTTCCAGAACATTTAGGTCAAAATTTTCTTCGTGTTTATCGTAATATTGTGGATCGTCGATTATCTGCAAAAACAAGAGCAAAGCAATTAAAAACACTTGTAAAAGAAACAAACGACACTTTATTAAAAGCAGGATATGAAACCGAACTTAAAGTTGTTGCTACAGCTCAGGATTCTTTAAAGATTACTATTAATGGATCATTCGGTAAATTGGGGAGTAAATATTCTGTTTTGTATGCACCGGATCTTCTTATTCAAGTTACAGTAACAGGACAGCTTTCTTTACTTATGCTTATTGAGCGGATGGAACTTTCGGGCATTACTGTGGTCAGTGCAAACACAGATGGTATTGTAACAAAATGTCCAAAACATTTACTTGAAACTAGAAAATCTATTGTTAAACAATGGGAAATTGAAACTAATTTTGAAACTGAATCTGTTAAATATCGATTACTAGCTTCACGAGATGTAAATAATTACATTGCAGTTAAAGAGGATGGTGATATTAAGACAAAAGGTGTTTTTGTTATTCCTGAAAAGGGAAAGAAAAACCTTCAAAAGAATCCACAAAATCAAATCTGTGCAGAAGCTGTTGTGTTATTTCTTTCCAAAGGAATTCCAATTGAAAAAACAATTAGAGAATGTACAGATATAACTAAGTTTATGACAGTGAGAAATGTTAAGGGAGGTGCTGTAAAAGTATATGATGCTTTTCCGTTACCAAATCATTCTACAAAAGAAGATTTAGTAAAAATGGCTAATTTTTATGAATTTTCAGAAGGTTGGTGGATTATTGAAGGTGCAAGTGATCATACTGCTGTTACTTTAGACTCAGCATATGAATCTGCTAAACTCATTATGACTAAATATCAGCCTAGTGAATATCTTGGTAAAGCAATTAGATGGTATTATGCAAACGATATTTCCGGAGAGATTGTTTATGCTGGTTCTGGAAATAAAGTACCAAGAAGTGAGGGAGCTAAACCCTGTATGGATTTACCAAATCAATTAATGACAGATATTAATTATGACTGGTATATTAAAGAAGCTGATGAAATGTTACAGCAAGTTGGATACTTATAAATAATCTTTTAACGTGATATTATTTAAGTGTTACAACCACACAAATAACAAGTTACTTGAGAATCTGTGCATTTGCCGTATTGTTTAAGCACCAATTTCCCGCTTTATTGCTTGCTGCTTTAAAGAAACACATTCTCCAAAATTACAAGTAGTTCCACCGTTATTTATGGTTGATCCACAAACACACAAAGTTGAATCTATTTTACGGTATTTCCACATTGCAAGCCAACGACGCCAAAACTTTTGTCTATAAATAAGAGTAGCAAAAGAGGATCCAACAGATAATGAAGTAAATATCCATAGTGTAGCCCATCCCTGTTGTATTAGTGTCATTTGGACGTTATGTAATAACATAACTGTCCAAATTGCAATTAGGATACTAATAATAGATGCAATAACACTTATTGCGATTAAAATAGCCAAATGATGCTTTTTTTCAAAAGCCTCCTCCCAAGGACAATCGTTGGAATCATGTCCAAGGGCTCCACAAAGAATACAAGCTTTCATTTGTTATCCATCAATAAATGGAGTTGTTGGAGGAGTAAAGTTAGATGTATGAACAGCCACACCCTTATAAATCTCCAAATCGTCGATATAACCGTTAAAGTACCCACTCGGTGAATTTGGTTGGAAGCCTATAGTAAGCGGCTCGGAACTATTTCCCATTGTAGCTGTCTGAGTTAGTGTTGAAATACGAAGACCATTCTGGAATAACTGTAAAGTTGTGCCAGTGCGTCCGAACTCAATGTGAGTCCATACATTAGTAGCAACAGGCCAATTTGAGTTATAAACTTGATCTAAAGTTGCGCCACCCGCTCCGCTCCCAAGTTCAAGAGTTAGAATTCTATTAGCATCAATACTAATTCGCCATTGTGGATAATAACTTCCGTATTTACCGTCTTTATTTAGGATGTATTGTGAAGAAGAAGGTGTTGTTGGAATATATATCCAAAACGAAACTGTAAAATCTGGAGTTGTACTAAAGTTAAAGTCTGCGCTATTAGCAATAGATAATGTATCCCCTGTTCCATCAAAGTAAGCGGAAGAAGTGTTACCAGTCAACGGAGCAAATTGATCCGTTTTAATTTTGGTATCACCGACAACTGTAACTGTGCGATTTTTGCAATCTGTAAATGTCGTTGAATTATCAGCACCATTCATATGCAAACCTAGAACTTTGTAATCCCAATTTGGATCGTGATCAGGGCCAATGACATTTGTTGGTATCGGTTTTGTTGGAGGAGTGAACGTAGTTGTCCATCTTGCAATACCTTTTGTTACACGAATATCGTCTATGTAACCTGTTAAAGCCCCACTTTCGTCGCTATTTGCTCCAATATAAACAGGATCTGTTACTGTCATCAATGGGGATGCGTTTGTTCCAGTAGCAGCTTGTAATGTACCATTGACAAATAATAGAAAAGAACTTCCGTTTCTGACAACAGCAAAGTGTACCCAGGCGCCGGTATCGATCGAGTCTGTACTAGATATATCAATTGCCCATGAACCTGCTGTTACACAATATCTAGCATTTAGCTTTCCGGCATTTACAATAATGGAGAAAGGTCCCCAACTAACATTAGGCCTTTTACCAATAATGTTGGAGTTTGTATTAGAGGTATTTATCCAGCCCTCTATTGTAAAATTCCCTGAACCAAAATCAAAATCTGAATTATTAGGAACCGTTAAATAATCTCCAGTTCCATCGAAATATGCTGCTTGCCCAAATTTAGATTTAACTGTTGAGATAAGCGTATTACCATAGCTTGTAACAGTCTTACCTTTTAAGTCGGTGAATACTGTACTACCTTGAGCACCGTCAAAACGAAGCGCCAAAACAGTATTAAGCCACCATGGATCTGCGTCAAGGTGAACTGTAGATGGGATGGCGCCTGGAGGTGTAAAGTTGGCAGTATATCTAGCTACGGCTTTAGTGACACGAAAATCGTCAATATACCCATTATAGAAATTATTACCAGAATTAAAAGCTCCAATATATACTGTAGTTGCATCATTTGGAATATTAACGGAGCCTGAATGTGTCGAACTTTGCTGCACACCATTAATAAACATCTTAGTAACATTTGAAGCTCTTACGACAGCGATGTGTGTCCATGTATTTAGCGGTAAAATTGAATTGCTTGTGACAGATAATGCAGCGTTATCACCTGCTATAAATGAAGCATAACCAGTTGCACTTATACGAAGTACAAAATCAAGATCTGCTGTCCAAGATACGTATTTCGATATAAAATATTGCTCTACGCTAGAAGACGGATTGGCCCAGCATTCAATTGTAAAATCTCCAGTTCCAAAATCAAACTCAGAACCTGCGGTAAAAGAAACGTAATCACCAGTACCATCAAAATACCCAGAGGCGTCACTGGAAACAGACTTAGTTGTGGATATTTTAGCGTTTCCAAAGGCTGTAACAGTCTTCGGAGAGTAGCTATTATCCGTAAATGTAGTGCTGTTATTTGCACCGTCCATCTTAAGTAGAAGTAACGTGTAATTGTAGTATGGATCGCCAGGAGAGCCCCCTGATCCAATATATATAGGTGTAAAGTTTGATGTGTAACGAGCAAAACCTTTTGTGATGCGAAGATCGTCGATGTACCCTTGAAAATACGCTGCATTAGACGGTTCTCTACCAATTGACAAAACGCCACTGCTAGTTCCCATTGTGATTGTTTGTGTAACAGTTGTAGATAAAACTCCATTTATAAAAAGCCTTAATGATGTATCTGACTTTGTAAACGCGATATGTGTCCATGTGTTAATGCTTATGGCAGAAGCGGCTGTAACATATTGTCCAGCATTTGTGGATGTTCCGGATCCAACGTAAGCAGCAATAATGCCTGAAGCATCCAGAGTTATTGAGTATTGTGAATACGAAACTGATGCAACGCCATCTTTTGTAAGAATCGTTTTTAATACAAAAGACGAGACGTAAATCCAGCATTCTATTGTAAAATCACCTGTAGTTAGCGTAAGGTCTGTACTGTTTGGAATAGTGAAGTAGTCATCGGCACCATCAAGATAAACTGCACCAGTACCGTATTTCTTCGTTGAACCTTGGAGTGAAATACCTCCATAAGCTGTAATCGTTTTTCCTTTATCATCTACTAAAGATGGTTCAGAGAACTCAGCTGTTGGGGGATTGAAATTAGAGGTATGGATCGCAACGCCTTTATACAACTCCAATTCAGTCATGTAACCACTAAAATCACGACCGGTAGTTCCAGAATCGTCCCAACGACCGATTATAAATCCATACGAAGGGTTCACATACAAGCTTATAGAATTGGTTGTTGATGCAACGATAACTCCATTGTGAAATACTTTATAATCGTTTCCAACTTTTGTCCATCCAACGTGTTGCCATAGGTTTAATTTAAGCGTATTACTTGCTGAAGTAACTAAGACAGCTGCCCCTGAAATATCCCTAAGAGCTAGCACAATTTCTCCTGTAGTCCCTTGATATAAAAGCCAACCGTGAATAGCTGATGGGTTTGAATATGGACCAACGATTGCACGTAAAGAACTAATATTTGCAGGACGGATCCATACAAAACAAGAGTAATCTCCCGTTCCTGGGGAGAAATCAGAGCTATAGGGAATACGCAAATAGTCGTCTGTTCCATCAAAGTATGCAGACGAAGATTTTCCAGGAATACCTAAAAATTGAGCTGTGCTGATTTGAGTATTGCCAAAAACGGATATAGTTTTGCCTTTTACATCCGTAAATGTAGTAGATGCATTGGCGCCATTAAAATGAACGCCGAGAACTTTTTTATCCCAATAAGGATCAGCAGATTCCATCCGCATATTAAGAACGGTACGATCCCAAAATTGATCAATCGGATCCCAAATTATCGCAGAAATAATTTTTCTAATTGACGCAGCAACAATAGATAGACGGGGGTGCATTATACTGTAGCCTCCAAATCGCCAACAAGATCCCAAGAATCTGTAGCAATTTTAATTAGAGCAAACGGGGCCCCTTGCGCTCGAGTTTTTGCATTATAACCAGAAGGTTTATTAATAGTGACACCACCAGAACCTGTAATTGTAACTTGTCCTGTATTAGCTTGGATAAAGTTAAGAACTTCCCCAATTCCAAAAGCTACAACAGAATTTAATGGAACTGTTAATGCCGCAGATGTTGCATTTGTAAATCTTATCCACTGACCTCTGTCGGTTAAAGCTAAAGTCTTAGTTGATGCAGAATCTGTTAAAATAGACTGATATCCATATTTAACAATTTCCTTGACCGTTGCCTTGTAACTCAACGCACTTTGAACAACCGGCAGAACTTCGTCACCTGTCATTGCAGCGGCCGATGTTAATTCTGATACTCTTTTATTAGCCATTTGACTACTCCATTGTAATAAAGTCACCGGATTCGGTAATGTAGTTATCGGAACTCTCCGTTAAGAGATAAGTCGTATTCAAATAACTAAACGTATGTACATATTTCTGAAAACATTGGTATGTAGATCTAATGGACCACATTTCAAGTCTTAAAGTATAATCCCCTGTGAAACTAGGAAAACTTGAATAGGAAGTTCCAGTTAAATTATCTACAGAGTGAAGTAATGCGCTTGTAATGTGGTTATATAATCGGATAGAATAGGTCACACCAGCTTCCGGTCCAATACTAGCTTCTGTAAATCCAATAATTCCAGCGGTTTGTTGCTTTCTATCCCTATGATTCCATGTCATAGAGATAGGGGAATCAATAAGGGATGCTGGATAATAGGAACCGGCAATTTTAATATTTGCAGGAGGATATGGTCTTACAGCTCTTGCTCCCATGACCACAGTTTTTGGTGTGACCTCCGATAAAGATAATATACCATCCCCTGTAACAGGGCAGACTTTGATATTAACTGTGTCGGATGTTACATATTCTATTTGGTCACCTTCTCCGTATTCGTCCCAGAATACAATATAGGTATTATCCGCGTGAAGGGCAGGTAATGTGTCTAAACAACCTCGTTTTACAGTGATAGAAGTGTCGTTTAAAGCTGTAACGCAGACAATCTCATTGTCAATTTCTGCCCATGTGCCTAGTGTAACAGTATCTAGGTCAACTCCCCCGTCAATTGGAAAAGTTGTATCTGTTTGTATAATTGCTCCGTTAAGTCGAGCTCCTGGGCTATAATCTAAAGTTACTCTTTCCAAATATCCGGATCCGTTATCTGTAAAGAGTCTGGAATTTACCGAATTGCCTGGTCTAATAGCACCAACACCAATATATCCAATATTTGGTTCTGTTGTAATATTAGAGTCTATTGTAGATTGCCCTAGGAGTTGGACAAGTTCTAGATATGGCGCTTCAAATACATCAATAAATGGACATGGTGTAGGGGGTTGTACAGGATCCACCCAAGCAGGGGGGCTATATGGAATGAATGCTGTAGATGGGGTAGAAAAAACATCTTGAACACATTGAAGTCTTATTCGATTAGATTTACCATCCCCAAATCCAATTCCTGTCACTCTCATTACTACGTCTGTAAGGTCATAATCTGGCCATGTTAATTTAAATGTCTTACCGATATTAAGACTTGCTGCATCTTTATTGGTGTAGATCGTACAGGTAATTAGCGGTGTAGATAAAGTTTTTAAATCTCGTTGGGCGACCTTAGAAGCTATTGTTACATTTGTAAATCCGGGATATTGGATTGATGCATTAATTGTACAATTCTGCATCTGTACCAATGCGGAATCGGCAATTGTTATTGTCGCATCTTTTTCGGTGAGCATGTCCCAATAAGTTACCGTTATTGAATTTGTAAGTTCCCCAAATTGTGGACGTGAAAAATCTGAAATTTTATCAATATTGCTCTCATTGAGGGTTATTAGACTACCAATAGAGTAATCATCCCTTATCAATTTTAAGACAAATTTACCAGTGCTTATATCCACATATACAGCAGCATCAATATGTTTTGTAATGGATTTAATAAAATCTTCTATGGAGGTTTGAGACTCCCAAAGAAGAGACATCCCCATACCTTCTGAATACAATGTATCAGCTGCTAATGTAAAACTTGTGTCATCTATATCCGCGTCTTGATAACCCATACCCCAATAGGGATCTGTTAAACATTCCCGAATAATATGGGCAGGATTCATATCTGATTCAATGACAGTGCCTGTTGCTAATTTACCATCTATGTATAACCAAATCTGCCCGTACTTTCTTACAACAGCGACATGAACCCATTTATTAAGGGGAACAGTTTCAATATTAGAATAAGCGTCATAGTCTGGGACTGGAGGAATACTAGGACCCCTCATTATAAAACCAAGACCTCCTCCAATGACTACAGTTGTATCGTTATTTGGTGTAGAAGTCGGTCCGTAAGAAAAAATAGAATTTCCATATCCACTTGATGTACGACTTGTCTCATATATCCAAGCTTCAATTGTAAACTCAGACCCCAAATCAACATTTCCAGAACCAACAACAGTTTTGACCCAAGATGCTAATGTTCTATCAAACTTTCCACTGGAATTTCCAAATTTAGACTGTTCTGTTGAAATTTTAGCCCCACTATACATTGTAGTGGTATGACCTTTTTCACACGTTGTGAAAGTATCGTTATTTGCACCTTCGAAAAGAAGGAGGGTTACAACATCGTCCCAATATGGATCAAGGGCAGAATTTTCAAATTGTGTAGAAGGTACTGTAAATTCCGTGCCCGTATATCTACCAACGTTTCTAGTAACACGAAGACTATCTATATAACCAGTAAACCATCCTTGATATTGTGTATAACCCCCGCTAGTCTCGATCCCCGCCCCAATGATAAACCAATCCGTTGTTGGTTGAACATACCAAGGATCCGGTGAAATTGCAGGAACTCTAGTTTTAGTAGAACCAATTCCAGCCTTAGCATCATACCATTGGGCAATTCCATTTTGCCTTGTATGAATTCTTTTTACTTTAAAACTCCACGTCTTTAAATATGGGTTAAGCCCCATATACATCTTACGCAGAACAATACCAGCCATTCCTCTAAAATTTGGAACAAGGGGTCCTAATTTAGATACAAGATAGCTATTTTGCCCTTGGGATGGTCCGCCTGGTTCAAAGTCAACCTGGCCAGCAACACCACCTTCTCGACTTTCCCCTCCAAAAAGTTCCAGATTATATAATGCAAGAGCGCCCCCTGAAAAATCTCCAGTCCAAGCTACCTTATCTGCAACTTTAATCTGAAAAAGTTTATCAATAGGGCCTTGGCAAAGTATCATGTGCATACCGACATAATACTTATAACCGACTGTTACTTTTTTAGAACTACTGCCCATTTCTAGCTACCTCCACAACGGATAAAGCCATTGGATCACCCGTTGCTTCAATTATATCAGAATCTAAACCTTCATCCAAGAATTTTTGCCAATCTAAATTATGTTTCTTAAAAAAGTCGCGACTTCCACTACTACACATATGAACTTTTCTCACATGGAGCATCCGAACTTTAACTATATCGGTCATTTCTTACCGCCCTTTTTCTTAATAGCTTTAGTCGAGACATCCCCATACCATACAATATTCTGACGTTGTATAGTTCTTGTTCCAAATAAAACAGGTACATCCCCACCTTCTTCGGCTGTAGGCGAATCAACGTTTCCAGGTTTTGAGTTTTGAGGTTCCGACTTTGGCATCATTGCGTAAGAAATTACTAACGCAACAATAAAGACTATGATATACCACCACATATTAACCTCTATACAATCGATGTACCACCGAAAGGATTCTTTAATGGTATAAACGGACAAGCCCCGTTATTTGCCAAATTATTGAACTTTGTCAAACAAGTTGAAGGTGTTCTATCACAACCTGGAAAAATTCTAAGAGACATTACACCAGGCCCAACAAGGGCAAATTGATCTAATATGGATTGAACTTTACGAATCATCGTTAAAGTTGAACCAACGTGGCTTGTTATAAAACGTAAGCTTCCATCCGGAGCTTCGATCATGCCCGCTGTAAAATGTCCATCTGCATAACCAGCCGCGACGGGCATGACCACAGTAATTTCCGTTACAGCACTAACCGTTCCGGATATATCCCAAGATTCTTTATTAAGTCCGCAACCTCTTCCATAGTGCGAATGTGGACAGTTTCTCTGAAATTTTAACCGTAAGCCCGGTCTTCTTAAGGATGTAAAAATACTTTCAAAAACGAGACTTATTGTATTTGTATCTGGTTTTACAGAACTTAATCTGCCTTTCCAAATTGAAATTGTTGTACCACTATCACTCGAAAATAGAGTTAAAGAGACAACAGCGTCAATAACTTCTGTAAGCCATCGTCTTGCCATTACGTTATCTATATCTAATTTAACCTGAATGTTGGACTTAGCCAATTCCCCTTTTGATTCCGCTTCAGTCCTTGAAATAGCTTCGGGAGTGTAGGTTTCCGAATTATAAGTAACCGAAGCATCCCCGCTGGTGAGTGTCCAGACAGTAGCACCTTCGACAAACCTATAAAGTTCTTTAGGCTGACTCACGGGGCTAATTCCAGAATATTAATTTGGGATTCCATAATTCCCTGTGACCATTGCATTTCTATTCTATCGGTATTAAGCCTATTTAAACCAAGATAACAAATTGTTGTTACTTGGGAGGCGGGAATGTTTAGTGCTGTATTCAAAGTTAATTGTAAGCGATTTAAAGCTTGGACTGTTGGGTTAGAAATAATGCGAGGATACCATACTCCATTTGCCAAAATTGCAATATTTGGTCTAAAGGTATAACTGTTAAAATCGTCACCTTCTATAAGAATTGTAGTTGTAATTGTTCCTGTACTTACAAGTCTTAAATTTTGTTCAAATGTGGGCATCCAGAACTGTCTAAACTTTCCAGCTCTCCTATAAAGAAAATTCCTGTAAGTTATGTATTCTGTACGATTTATTGTAATTGTATTATATCCAGAACCGTATTTTGCATTTAGCCAAGGGAACTGGCGCCTTATAATTCCAAGTTCCCCGTCCATTTTTTCCATTTGGATCTGAATTGATCTTGATAGATTATCATTACTTAATAACGGAGGGGTGTAATAAATATCGTTTCCAAGATATTGTGTTGGGGCAGAGGGAGTGCTGGCCAAAGGATCTTCAATCTCAAACGCAACAGTTGTCTTTTTATTGAAACCATTTGTAGAACTATTTATTTGACCCTCAACCCAACCAAGCCTTACAGGAAGAAGATAACAATTCGCCATATAATCCAATGAATTCGTGACATTGATGGAAGTTCCTGAAATTGTTCCAATTTCAACAATTTGCCACGAATTTGGCCCGGCGTATAAGAAAGCTAAGGAGTTGGCCCGTAAGTCGTATAAGGTTGTGTTACAAGTAATGCTTGGAGCAGAAGAATTTATTGTCCCAACGTATTGAGCTTCGGACCATATTGGAATAGCCCACTTTTTTCCAATTGCCCCATAAGATGTATTAAAGGAACAAGCAATGTTCCAAATTTGAAGAGGATACGTATAATTAACAATTTGACGTGGCATTGAACGAAGTTGAAGTCTTTGTTCAGTACCGTTCCGGGAGTCCAGAATATCCGTTAAGAATTCTAAAACTTCGTTAGCTGGTGCCTCTGGCTGAAATTCTAATAAAGCTAAATCACCAAAAAGAACTGTGGTTATCTTAGCCATATATTGCGCTTCCAATGCTTGATGAATTTCTACGAATGGTATTCACAAGAACCTGTTCGCCTTCTGGTGACGATAAATAATCACTTAACATAGCAGGATCAATAACATTGATAATTTTTTGATTAATTGCATTTCCAGCTTGCTTGGATTTTCCTTCGTTAAGTTCATCACCCTTACGAACTTGAGTTGGAGTAGAAACTGTAACTTTTTCGCCAGGTGAAGCTCTGAATGCAACGTTCTGACTATCTACACCACCACTACCACCAACCATAAACGATCCACCCGTTGCAAAGGCTGTATTCACACTCATAATTTTAGAAACTTGCATTGCAGCAGAAACAGCCGCCGCTGCCGCGAGGGCATAATTCATCGGAGGTGGTGATGAAGCTAAAGCTTTTGATACTTGAACATAACCTTGAATTGTTGCTTCTGTAATTGCCGCAGCTTTACCAACAGCAGCTAACTTACGGTTTCCTGAATTGGCTAAACCAGCTAAACCTCTAAAGAATGTACTTGCTTGATCAAGTTCAATTTGCTCATACTTTAATTGAATCTGAGCCTTTGCCATGCGGAAAGTTTCTTCCCCAATTAAACGAGCTTGATAATAAGCATCTACCTGAGAATTTAATATTGCAAACTGCTGTTCTTGAGCACTGACAAACTCCGCAGTTTGACTCATATCCAAACCAAGAGCTGACATCTTAGCCATTGTTGCCGCATTTTTATCTGCTTCTGTAATTCCAGGAATGTTACCAGCCTCTTGAATACCTGCAATATCTCGATTAGTATTTTTTAAAGTCTCTCCAGCAGAATTACTGACCACATTATCACGAATAGCCATGAGCCTATTTAATTCAGCTTGAGCTGCAACTTTTTCACGTAACTTATCTAAATCAATCTGTTCAAGAGGGATCCCTTCTTTTAAAAGCTGATTTCTAAACACAAGAAACTTATTCTCTTCCTCTCGCTTTTCTGGAAGTAAGCTAACAAGTCTAGCTTCTTCTTGCAACGAAGTATCTACACGAGCAAGGGCATTTTTCTTTAACTGTTCCCCAAGTTCTGTTGCAATAACAAGTTGCTCTTTAAATGATTGAAGTTGAGCAGCACGTCCCTTAATTCCTTTTTCTAATAATTCGGATGTGCTCATTTTTTCAAGAGCAACCATCTTTTCTTGAATTTCAAGAGCTTTCTTTTGACCTTCGTTTAATTCAAATCTAGCTTGCCCGTATAGTTGAATTTGTTCGTATTCCTGTTTAGAAACTTCAAGACGTGCTTTAAGTTTAGCAAGTGCATCATCGTCTTTATTAAGACGACCAGAAGGACCTGCACCACCTGTAGTCTTTGGAGGCGGTGTCCATGTTTCAGTACCAACACGAGGAGGCGTCACTGGTTTTGGAGTTTCCGCTTTAATTGCGTTGATTGCAGCATACTCACGTTGTTCTAAAGTATCTACAATTTGTTGTTGAAGTTCCAATGCTTTACGAGCTTCTTGTAGATTATCACCACCTTGACGGGCAGCAATCATGTGTTGTAGCCTAGTTTCACGAACCTCTAGTTCTTTACGAGCATCGCCTAATTCACCTTCACCAAATTTAGCATTTTCTTTAAGTTGCTTTAATCTTGCTTCTGCTGATTTGATTGCTTTACCAGAGGCAGTTTCTGCTTCTTTACCCCACAGGAACCATGCAGCCGCTCCTGCGGCCAACAATCCCAAGATGATTGTTAAAGGGCCACCCATCGCAGCAAGTAAAGGTGTCAGCATTGTTACACCACGAGCAACTGGACCCATTGCTCCGCTTGCAGCAAGCATACCAGCGGCCAAAGCTTGTGCGCTCGTAGCGACTGCGGCCAACCCACTAGCTGCCGCAGCACCAAGCTGGGCAGCCTTGAGTACCAACCAAGCTTTAGCAAGGTCGTAGAGTATTGGTGCAAGATCCAAAAATACTTTTCCAACAGATAAGACTGTCTCCGCAATAGATCTGATTGTACTCTTAAATTCTTCACTTTGGAAGATAGTTTTAAGTTGTTGAGCAAACGCAATAAACTCAGGTTCCATTGCTTTGAACGTCTGAGTTAATTCAGCTTCTAACGCATTAAGGGCTTGCTTCCATTCATTTTTAGCAGTCTTATTAATATCATCTGCAACTTTTTTAGCAAACCCTTCAGATTTAATACTAATTCTTTCGTAAAAATCTGTCCATTCTTTTTCAGTGAGTTCAAGCATTGCAACCATTTCTTTGGATCCACGCTCACCTCCAAGGAAACCTTTTAATGACATCTGTGATGGTTCATCCAACTTATCCATCTTCTTACGAAGCTCATTGATAATTTCAACAAAGCTTTTAACCTTTTGAACTTTGGATCCGTCTGCTTGTTCAACAGTCTTTTGCATACTTATTCCAAGCTTATCCATTTCCTTTCTAACGGCTTCAGCTGGAGTAAAAAGTTCTTTCAACATATTACGATATGCTGTACCAGCAGATGTTCCAGTGATGTTAACTTTAGCAAGTAACGCCAATGCTGCCATTGTTTCATCTACGTTTTGCTTATATTGAGTACCAACAGTTGAAGCGTATCGCATAGACTGTGTCAAATCCTCAACACTAGCTTGCGATACAGCAGCCGCTTTAGCAAACAAATCACTAACATGACTTGAATCTTCAACGCCTAATTTAAATGCATTTAATGTTCCAACAACAGCAATACCGGCTTGCTCCATACTAAGCTCACCTGTAGTTGCTAAGTTTAGAACATCTGGCATAACCTTTAAGGATTCTGCTGCATCTAGACCAGCTTGAGCTAAGATACGATAACCGCTTGCAATTTCTTTCGGAGCGTATGCACCTTCTTTACTAAGTTTAACAGCTTGATCATTTAGTCTTTGAATTGCTTCTGCGCTTTCACCACCAAGCGCCTTAACAAATGCAAGTTGATAGGCCATTTCAGAACCAGCTTTTGCAACACCTACAAAAGCAGAACCAATTGCAGCACCAGCTAACAAAGGAGCTAAAGAGCCATACGTTAACCACAGTGTTCCAAGGGAACCTGATAAACCTCGTGCAACCGCATGACCTTCTTTACCAGCAGCATTCCAAATATGTTGATTATGAGCAGCTTTGCTTGAACTTTCTGCTAAGTCTTGGTTTCCTTTAGTAAGAAGCCTCTTGTTTTCAATTTGTCTTTTATCTGTTAATTCTACTTCTTTACCTAGTGCAATTTCACGCTCAACCATTGGGAGCATTAATGACATCATAGCCATTTGCCGCTGCATGGCTTGCATTTCTGCTAATTGATTTCCAGTTTTTTGACCAAGGTTTTTACTCGTATCTTGAGCAGCATAATATTTAGCCAAATCAGAAGTACCTGGATCTGGTGCAATAAGACGCCTATCCAAACGTTCCACATTCATAGTTTGCATGTTAGAACGTTGTTGTGCTGACTTAAGATTACTTGCAGCCTGTGCAGCATCTCGTTTCTTTAATTCAAGAATCCAAAAAGTTGTATAAGCTTCTTCTGCAGATTGCCTAGCTTTAATTGTGGTTAATGCTGTTTTTAATCTATCATCACTTGATTTTCGTTCAGCTTCTTCCGCTACTTTTAAATTCCGAACAGATTCAACAATGCTCTTTTGCTCTAAAACATCTCGTGATGCAAGTTCTTTTGCCCAAAAAGTTGTATAAGATTGTTCGAACTTTTCACGAGTTGTAATATTTTTTAATGCGGAAGCAAGTCGTTTCTCATTAGATGCATTTTCAATTGCTTCTACAGCAGCCATTTCTTTTACAATAGCTGCAATATGTGCCTCACCTTGTTGGCGGTAAAATTCATTAAGATCACCAATCCCTTCAGGTGTAGTGGTTAAAACTTCCATTTGTTTTTTAATGTTAGCAGCTGAAGCTTTTGCTTGGTTAGAAACCATATCAAAGTGCTTCATTAGAGTAGTACGGTATTGTGTTAAATTCTTTCCAAAACGATCAACCATTGTGCTATTGAAAGAATCAATATCATTAAGCATTCCTTTAAGTCTATCGAGGGAAGTTCCAGACTTAGCACTATCGTCCAAAGTCTTATTCATAGACTTGACGGATTTTTCAACTACTTCTGCTTTAACAGCAATACCATCTAGACTACGAGAAACAACACGTGAGCCGTCTTCTCTAATTTTGATGTCGATACTTTCAGACATGCTAAACCTCAATATTATGTAAGATGGAGAAGCCTGCTTTTTGGACTTTACCCAATGCTTCTAAAACTGCATCCTGAACATAGCCAGGCGGAGCTTGGCGAGAAGAACCACTGTTCAAATCGCCAATATAATCTAGGTTATTTGTAATGTGAATTTCTTGATTACCAGAATAGGTATCAATTTTACTACTACCAATTTCGGTAGATGCAATTATATTTTCTAGCCCAGTAGAACCTTTTTTGCCTGGAACATAAGCAAGACGAGTTCCGGTCGCTGGCGCATTAAGATTAACTTGCCAGTTAGACCGGGCTTGTCCTTTATCTACAGGTGTATCACTAACCACAGTGGCTAGGATACCTTTAGCGACATCTTTAACTAATTCGTCGGCATTCGTCAAAACAGCTTTGGAAGCTTTTCGCATATTTTTAGCGAAGCTTCCAAGGTTAGCCATTTTAAGCTCCTGTTATTTCTTTGTAGAAGTCTGCGTCTGTTGTTTAAGCTTTTTAGTTTTAAACAGAAGATACGCTTCGTCCATACGCTGAATGTGATAAATTAGATCGTCGCGTTGTTCCCCGATTATACCATGGATATAACAATAGTCGCTAATCTGCAACCATCCTATTGGCCCTTCAGTTCCGTAGCCTTGCCCCCTACAAGAGGATAAATCCATAAAGCTCAAGTAGAAGAGCTCTAAGCCCAAGAACAGTTCTGGTGCGTTTCTTATCTTATCCGGTAAGGGAAGCTTTTGTTGAAAGCATTGTTGGATAATAGACTTTTCAGTAGGGCCCTGTTCAAGAGCATAGAGCAAGACCTCTATTAGTTTTTTGCGTCAGCCTCTAAAACTTCTACACGGAACAAAGCAGCTTTTGTAGCTTGCTCCTGAATGTCACGCCATAGGTCGGGCAAGTCTGTAAACAACTTGACACAATTAGCAACGCTGAATTCCATGTCAACATTGTTTTCGTCTTCAACACCGGACCAACCAAGAACAACTGCCTGAGCATAAACTTCTTTGGTGAGCTTGTCTGCAACTTCATTGTCAAGTGTATCATTTTGAATCTGACGACGATAGGGTTTAATCTTAGCTTCAAGAAGTTTGCTGTATTGTACGTTCGCCCCACCAGCACGAGCAATACGAATTTCAATTGGCTTCTTTTTGGAGTTAAATCCGTATTCAAGAATGACACCATCTTTCTCAACAGATTTATCAGTTTTGAATTGTGCGTATAATGAAGACATTTTAATACCTCGGGTTGAGTTAAAAGAAAAGGGAGCCAAAGCTCCCTTTTGTGAAGCAGGATAAGTTTATACCCCGCCAGCAGCGTCCGGCAAGTATGCAAAGCTTTGGAAGAGCAATGTATGTCCGAACGAAGATTCTGCAGCCATCGTTTCCAGAGGAAGTGTAATCGATTGGTCTTGTTCAACAGCTAAACGACCATCGCCCAGCGAAAGGAGTGGGATGTCCCAGAGCAGAGCTGCGTTACGCTTCACCATGATAATGTCAAGTGTAATGTCGCTGTTATTCCGAACAGCTTGCACAGCAGTAACATCCGCGAAGTATGCTGTCAGGGAACCACCTACTTCAAACGTACCTGTCGTTGTATCAAAAGCACCAAGGACACCAATTGCCTTATCAGGAGTCACGTTGTTATTAACAGATAAATTCATTTCTGTTGCAAACGCAAACAACGGAGTTGGAATTGGGTCGGTTGCTGAAACCAAAGACAGTTTAATACGTGAAAAGTCCGAGGATGTATTAAATGCTGCAGAATCAACCAACGTGGGGCGTGTTCCAGATTTGACGCCGGTTGTGCCTGTACGTTGCTCGTTATCGACTGCAACAAATGTAACATCCATCGTAACCTTGTCAGCTTGGGCAATATTCAAGGTCATTTCGTTGGCGACTGCACCAACTAAATATTCAGACTGAGTACCAATACCATCGTTGCCAAGAGTACGTTCAATCTGAAGTGTGCGACGCTTAATCAAGGACGGATTATTTTCGTTCTTGAGAATGTCACCGTAGAAGATGCGAATTGTCTTACCTGTACCAGTATCAGCCGCAGGAGTAGTCCAAGTAACCTTATCAAATTCAAGGTACTTAGCAGAGATTGCAGAAATACGAGCGAAGCCTTTAGTTGTACCAGCAAACGTCGTACCAACTGCATCACCACCAATGTAGATCCACTCACCAACAATAAAACCAAATGTGGTCAAATCGGGCGCAACAACAGTAAATCGCGGAAGGTTTCCGTTCATCACAATGGAAGCATCTGCAGAAGCAAACTGATGCCCAACAACTGCCAGAGCTGCTGTTGCAGGAGGGGCAGCTTCTGTCACAACAGATTCAGTTACAACCAGAGCGTTTGCAGTTGCATCCGAGGCTACAGTAAAGACACCATTATTAGCTGCTGTTGAAAAACCTGTTGCTTTAACAAGGTTTCCGGCTTTAAAACCAACACCGCCAGCAGAAAGAGCAAAAGTCTTTGTTCCGCTAGTAACAGATGAAATTGTATCTGCAACAGCATTCATTCCGTTGGTTTTTTTCTTTTCACGGATGTCCGCAAACATAAATGCTTGCAACAAACGAGTAGAATTTGTTAGGGTAAGGTCTTGGTTAAAACCACCAGATGCATCTAAATCGGTTGTGACACCCTTTTTACGCTGGCGACCAGAGTTAATTGGATTACGAGCAACTGTTGCAATCTGTCCACCAAAGTCCGAATAGGAGTTCGGTTCTAAAGGATACCAGACTGGACTGCCCGGTAATACCTTGAGGGAAGCTTCTTCTGCGAAGCGAAGTCCCGTAATGTTACTGTCAATCTTGTTTGCCATTTGAATTACCTCACTTCGTCGTAAAGAAAGTCCGTTAGGACATCAATTTGTTCAAAGGCTCCGCTCGCCCCAACTTCTTGAATTCGCGTGTTGCGGAACCACACGTCCAACCTTGCATCTTCATAGGCGTTGGATACCATTTGTGCCAGTTGATACGCTTTGGTTTGACCGCCACCAACAGGGACAAAAATCTTAACTGCTACTATACCATAACGATTAAAACGACGTGTACCAACTTCGCCAGCTAAACTACTTTGGCCACCACCGTTATGCTTTAAAACAACCCTTGCCCACGGTTTGTCGGTACTAGGCACCGTAGCGGGAATATCGTCCCATACTACGGGACCAATTTCACCCCATGCTGCGTAAAAGACATTATAAATAATATCACGGGCTTGTTCTAGAGTCATCTTTCAATCCCGAAATAATAAAGAATTGTCTGTTCAGCAGGTCTTAGACATTGTGCCCAAACAACCTTCCACGTTACACCATTTCGGTCTTTAACTCTGTTAATTTTATCTTCAATACCTTCTGCAATCGGAGCACAAATTGCAACCTGTTTTGTTCGTTTTAATAGTTCTTTATCATTAATAACAATTCCCAAGTCTTTACCAATGATTGGAACAAATACTGCTGAAACGTTTTTATATTCCATAGCAATATCCGTCTGTTCAGAACCTTTCCAAGGCTTTGTAGGTTCTTCGGATATTGATCCAAGTTGTTGTAAGGTAACAAGAGTTCCCGACTCAAGCAGAAGCTCATTTGCTAACGTTACAAATTCATCATAATTAGCCACGAATGACTCTTCCACCAGATGGGTAGATAAGATTTTTTAACAAGCCATCTGCAGCAGGATAAGGATGAATAATTGTAGCAATTGTACCAGCACCTTGATACTGATATCTAGTTTCTGTCTCAATTGGTCCAACACGTTTACGAACTCGTTCTAGACCTTTACCAGTAGGATCAATTTTTGGATCTGGAAGTAAGATTGACGGAATTGCGCGGAGTGCATATTCACAACATGCACGTAAGAGACAAATAGGCATTTCAGCAAAGTCTGTACTAATTCTTGGAAAGCTTAAAGCTTGTTCAGAAGATTTCTTTTCACCTTTGAAAAGATGGCTAAACCTAAGTTCAATATAATCAGTTGCTTGAATTAAAACAGCTTGCTTAATTGTATTATTGCCAGTCCAAGTTAGGATATTTCTTTCAAGAAAATAAGCATCTGCAAATGCAACATCGCAATATACATTTGCATCTACTTTTCCACTTCCATCTTCTACAACAAATGACATTACGCAACCTCTTCTACTGAGATAAGTTCTCCAATAAGCTTGCTAATCTTTTTCTTAGCTGCGGTATCACAACTACACATATTTTCAATGACCATTTCAACTGTCATTAGAATTACACGTTGATTATTTAATAGTTTTACGAAGTTTGCTTGAGCAATGGACATCTTAGATAATTGCTGTTGTTGTTCCCCGATAATTTCTTCTAATCTTATGATTTCACTTTCAAGGCGATCAATAACGTTTATTTCTGCATGTTGACTTTTAATAGCTAATGTATCGACATGAAAAGCTCGGATTGCCCATCTTAAAGCCAGCATAGCAATTGTGGCAACTCCAAACAAGCCGAAGCCATAATTAGCAATTTCATTCTGAACCATGACAATCCTTATCGTCGTGTCGTCTTCCAAGTCCTGTATGACCAGATCTTATCCATATCCAAGCTGCACCAATTGCAATTGCTGTATCTCCGCTAATTGCAGCAGGTATAGGGCTAACACTAAGATACATGGATATAACCACATATATCCATAAAGCCATATTCCAACCCGCAAAGTAGGTAGAAAATCTTGAGTTATAGTCAAGCTTATA